CCACTTAACTTTGAAACGATATTTTGCCTTTGTTGGAATTCCTACTGTTGGGTCGTTTGACAATACTTTCTCCCCAAATTCATTAGTTACAAAATAATCTAAGTTCATAGGTAATTCTATTAACCATGTACCTGAACCGTCAATAACATTTCCCGATTGTTCTAATTCATATTGTTCTAAAACAGGGTTACCATCACTATCTTGTTGTATTGTTTGTCTTAATGCTAATATTTGGCCAGGAGATGTTGTTAATCCACACAAATTACCCATGTTGTCTTTTGGAAATCCGTTGTACTTAACTCTTAAATTATCAGGAGAAGAGAACATAGACCCCATGAATACTGATGTAGGTTGTATATCAACATTAGCGTCATCCCTTAAATCGAAGTCTAATCTGTTAACCGCAATTTGGCAAGTTGTTGGGTCTCCCCACAACGGAGATACATCAATAAATTTAGTTAAATTTATAATTTGAGGTAATGAGTTTAAATCGGTTGACGACCTAAACTTACTTCCAGCAACTTGTGCCTCACTTGCAAGACCCATTCCAATTAAATCTTGAGGTGTTAATGAAAACTCTCCGATGTCAGATAAGTCAACATCCATAACAATAGTTTGTTCCCCTAATGGAACACCCATTATCATGTAATCACCGCTCTCGTTTGTTTTGGCAGTATATCTGTAGTAGGTATCGTAAATTTCAACTGCGGTTGCCCCTGTAAGTGCGTCAGACCTTGTAGGTAGTGTTCCTGTTGCAGCGTGTTTTGAATACGATTTTTCGTAAGGTAAAAGGTTGTATCTATACCCGTCCTCATTTTTGTCTTTTGGAGACTTGTATGGGTATATACTTGAAATTAATGGATTTGATTCGTCAACTGCGGTAACAGGTATGAATACTGATACTCGGGCATTTGGTACACCTAGTCCGTTATTGGCGGTTACCCTACCAACAAGAACACCATAGTCAGAACAACTTCTTGTGTAGACATCTGACTGATGTATCTTTAACGATGAAATTTCTAGAAACTCAAACTCTTGGTCTAATTGGACGTTGATTGTCTTATTGATTCCGAGTTCGGTTCTAATCCTATATGATTGACCCATGTAATACCTTTAATTTATAAATAGTTTATGTGTTATTTTTAAAGTATGAACACACTCTTTTTAAATTATAAACTAAACGATTCGAGAATAAACCTATTAAGAGAAGGTAACTGATTGGAAGTTTTTAACTGAAACTCTAATGTCTTTGTTTGGATAACGAATTTGATACACTTGTGAAGGTTGGGCAAATACCGTATCATCCACAGGAGCAATTTCTTTAGTCTCAGGGTCTGAGTATTCCATTGAAGTTTCTGCTGAAGAATATTGTCCTCCAACATTGTTGTACACATTAAGTCCCGCAACAGTTAATACCCCGTTTTGGTTTTGTACTATACTTCTTAATTCAGAAAGATACACGTTTTGTCCTAATTCTCTTACTTGAGGGTTGAAGTACGCCGAAATCTTATCAACAACATCGGCAATAACTTGTCCTGAATTTTGAGCAGAGTCTAATACAATCTGAACATCAACACTAAGGTCAATAACCTCAGCAGTTAAGATTGAAATGTAGTCATTCATCATTCTATAATTTGACAAATATGTCGCAACGTTTTGTCTTAAAGTGTCCGATACAATATTGGTTAACTTACCTGAAGTATCGTAAGATAGTAATTGAATTAATATTTTGTTATTGTTTTCGGTGATTGAAACCTTTGCAGGTGCCCCGAATTCTGCTGGCATATTTCTAATAAGAGCTTCGTAATCTTGAACAGTAACTGCTCTTTTCTGAGCCGAGAAGTTAAACGATACGTAGTTTCTAATTTCTTCTAAAGATGGAAGACCCGCACCACCGATAGCTGCAGTTACGTTAGTACATCTTAATGAATTAACAACTGAAGAGTTTGTTAGTTCTGAAGGACCATTCACATAGAATGATACTGTACCAATCTGATTAATTACGTTGGTACCTAAATTTGTCGCTAAACCTCCCCCAACTCTATATTGAACAAATAATGTTGAATTAGGAGTTAAGGCTGAACCTAATGAGAAGTTGTTTGAATATCTTTGTAAGTCTAATGTAGTTCCTAATGTTGTGAATTGGTCTAACGCATCTTGTGCTGTGTTTGTACCACCACCAAATGTCATTTTCTTAAATCCTTCAGGAGTGTACTCACTAATGAATCTATTTTGAGTTTGAATGTATCTACCAACTTTAATACCTGGCTGGTCTGAAACTTTTGTTGGGTCTTCAACAAATACTCTATCTTCAGCTAATGCATCTACCTCGTACCATTTGTTTGATACTCCTAAAAATTCTGCGGCTGTAGGAATGTTTGTGTATTCTGTTCCACTCTTAAGTAAAACACTTGTAATACCTAAAACGTTCTTTTCAGGTAAGAATAGTTCAAAGAATGGTCTAACATCGTTTGGACTAATAACCCTTTTGAATACTTTAGTAATACCATTAACAACTAATTCTCTTTTAGTTATAGTATAGTTAATTAATACATTATTGGCGTTGAAGTTAGGTATTTTTAACCTATTTGGGAATCCTTGAGCGTTGTAAGGTGAAGTGAAATCAATATCATAAATGTTTTCAAATACGATACCCGCACCAGTTACTTGTGAACCTCTTGTTAATGTTCCTAAGTATCTTTCATCCTCTTTATCACCAAATGCTGGTACTGTGATTGAGAAGTCTACAAGGGCAACTGAAGGTCTTTGACCTGGCAATTTTAAACCATAGGTTCTTGCAATGTTGTAAATTGAAGACCTTTGTTGTGCATATTGAAGAACAGTTTCTTGAATACTTCTATCGATATGATAGTGTAAGTTATCTGCAACCGCAGCATTTAAATCAATAAACACAGAGAATACCGATGCATCATTAAAATCCTGTATAAGTTCAGGATAATATGTTTTTACATAGTTTAGTAATTCAGTTCTTATTCCCTGATAGTCTCTAGTAGTATATGATATTTTACGATTTGCCATCTATATTAAATATTGATAATAACGAAATCACTCTGAGCAAATGTGTTTTGCTCTACCGAGTAATCTATTTTAATTTTTGCAGTATATTCTGAAGTCCCTTTTCCTGGAAATCTATAAATTGGTGACTCACTACTTCCTACAATGTTTTGACCTTCTGCAATGTCAATTTCTTCCATTGGGTCTGCAGGTGTAATTGAAATGTTATTTAATAATAAATTTGGCATGTAATTCCCAACTGCTTCTCGAATATCTGATTCAATGGCATCAAACGTAAGTCCATCAAAAGGTTCAAATAAGAACTCATATAATCTTGTACCAAAATCAGGTAAATAATAACGTGTACCCTTTCTTGTTAATAACAAGTGAATCAAGTCGGCTTTAATCTCTTGAGCTTCAAACTCAGTTAATTGCAAATAATCACCTCTTTTAGAATCTCTAAAAGGAAAATTAAGACCATATGTAGTTCCGTCTGCCATAACTATAAATATAATACCCTGGTTTTTCCTTATAAATAGATTAAAATAAATAATCCCGATGTTAGTCGGGATTATTTAATGTATTAAGATGAACAACCGAAACACTCGATTTCGATTCCTTCAGGTTTTGGTGGTAAGTTCATATCACTATAATCTACTTTAGGAACTTCAACCGCAGGTTTTGATTTCTGTATTTTTGATACATCAACCGCTAAGTGTTTAGCTCCTGTTGAAATTGCCTTGGTTCTAACATAGTAACATAAAGTTTTTAATCCTTTCTCCCATGAGTGGAAGTGAGACGATGTAATCTTTGACAACGTTGGGTTTGCCATATAGATGTTCATTGATTGTGACTGGTCAATAAACGGTGCTCTATCAGCAGCCATATCAATTAATTCTCTTTGAGAAATTTCCCAAATAGTTTTGTACTTAGGTATTAAATGTTCAATTCTTTTAACTTTTTTGTTGTAGTTTTTGTCTTCAGGGTCAAGGTATTGATTGAAATTAATTTTTTGAATAGAACCTTCGTTCATAATAATTTCATTTTTCAAGTCTTCACACCAAACACCAATCTTTTCAAAATCATTAATCAAATATTTGTTAACAATCATAATTTCACCACCAACAACTCTTCTGTTAAATAACGCTGAGTGAGCTGGTTCTGTCATTTCAAATGAACCTGTAATCTTAGCTGAAGATGCAACTGGCATCTGAGCTGTGAATAATGAGTTACAAACTCCGTATTCTTTTACGTCTTTCTTTAAAGTTTCCCAATCTAAGAATAACTCAGATTCGTTTAATCCCCACATATCAAATTGGAATATCCCTTTTGACATTGGTGACCCTTTAAAGAACTTATATGGTTCTCTAACACCTCTCTTACACAAGTCATTACTTTCAGTAATTGCTGCGAAGTAGATGGCTTCGAATATATTTTTATTTAAAACCTTAGCCTCTTCTGATGTGAAGATGTAATCCATTAAATAGAATACATCAGCCAATCCTTGAGTTCCAATTGCAATCGCTCTTTGTTCAAGTCCTCCCTTCAAACCTTTTTCAGTTGAATAGTTGTTCTTGTCAATAACGTTGTTCAATGCTCTAACCGCTCTTCTAACTTCTTCAATTAATAATTTATAATCGAACTTACCATCAGTGATAAAGTTTTTTAATACAATAGAAGATAAAGTACAGATAGCTGTAGTTTTCTCATCTGTGTATTGGTAAATCTCATTACATAAGTTTGATTGTTTAATCACACCAATGTTTTGATGATTAGTTTTCTTATTAGCACTATCCTTAGCACATAAATAAGGAACTCCTGTTTCAACTTGAGATTCAATAATTTTATTCCAAATCTCTTGAGCTTTAACTTTTCTACCGATACCTGCGTCAATCGCCTTTTGGTAGTTTTCTTCGTATTCGTCACCAAAACATTCTTGTAATGGTTTGATACCAGCTTTAATAATTTCGTTAGGACAGAATAAGTACCAATCTTCATTGTTCTTAACCGCTCTCATGAAGTTATCAGGAATCCATAAAGCAGTGAATAAATCTCTTGCTCTTAGTTCCTCAGCACCTGTATTCTTTTTAATCTCCAATAGGTCCATGATATCTCTATGCCATGGTTCTAAGTAGATAGCAGCACTACCAGGTCTTCTCCCTTGTTGGTTAAAGAATCTTAATGACTCATTAACAATTTTTAGGTACTTTAATAATCCACCCGCAAATCCACCTGATGACTTAATTCTACTTTCCTTACTTCTAATGTTAGACATCGATAAACCGATACCAGCAGCATCTGAAGAGTAAGTTGAAATGTCATTCAATGTCTTTAATAGACCTTCTCTTGAATCTGAATTATTGTAATGTAACACACAAGAAGCTAATTGAGGCACTCTTGTACCCGCATTAATCATAATTGGTGTTGCCTTTGAAATACGTTGGTTAGATAATGAAACGTAATAATCAACCGCCTCTTCAAATGTATTAGTCACCCATAATGCAACTCTCATGTACATGTGTTGAGGTCTTTCAATCACTTTCCCTTCAGGAGTTTTTAACAAGTACATTTCTTGTAAAGACCTCCAAGCGAAATAATCAAAGTTATAATCACCATCGTGATTAATAACCTCATCAATCTTACTTGGTCCGTATTTTTCAATGATTTCCATTAGTTCATCGTGAACAATACCATCAACGTGTAATACGTGCATTGTATTCGAAAAACTTGGGTCAGTTTCTTTATGGTATGAAGAAATTGCAACTGAAGATGCAAGTCTTGAATAATCGTGGTGACTACCTGTGTAGGCAGCCGCGATTTCATATACCAGTTTATCTAACTCTTTAGTTGTAATAGTACCTTCAGTTGGTACAGAAGTAATAACTTTGATGAATATCTCATCAGAGTTCACATTCAAACCTTTAGCTGCTCTTTTAATTCTGCTATAGATTTTTTGTGGGTTAAAGGACGCTTCTTCCCCGCCCCTTTTTTTTATTTTAAGTGACATCATAAATTTAAAAGTAATGAATTAAAAATCAGAATCAAAAGATAATGTTTCGTTTAGTTTCGCTTTTTGGTATTCCATCGTTCTTGACTCAAAGAAGTTACCCTTTGTTTCAACTGCGATTTGTTCCATAAACTTAAATGGTTGTTCAACGTTAAACTCTTTTTTACAACCAAATTTAACTAATAACCCATCAGTTACGAATTCAAGATATTGTTTCATTAAGTTTGAATTCATTCCGATAAGTGAAACAGGTAAAGATTCAGTGATGAACTCTTTTTCAATTTCAAGTGCAGATAATAAAATTTCTTTAATTCTTTTTTCAGATGGTTTGTTCTCCAAGTGATTGTTAACTAAGTGAATAGCAAAATCACAGTGTAAGTTTTCATCTTTAAAAATTAAAGTATTGGCGTTACATAACCCTTGCATGATTCCTCTTGATTTCAACCAAAAGATTGAACAGAATGAACCTGAGAAGAATATACCTTCAACCGCAGCAAACGCAACTAATCTTTCTTGGAAAGAAGCATTTTCAATCCAATCAAGAGCCCACTTGGCTTTCTTTTGAACTGCAGGTAAGTTATCTAAGGCGGTGAAACATAATTGTTTCTCTTCTTCGTTTGAGATATACGTATCGATTAACAGAGAATACATTAAACTATGTATATTTTCTGCCATCAATTGAAATCCATAAAAGAATTTTGCCTCAGGATATTGTACTTCCTTTAAAAAATTCTCTGCAAGATTTTCGTTAACAATACCATCTGAAGCAGCAAAGAACGATAAAATGTTCTTAACGAAGTATTGTTCGTTTTCAGTAAGATTATTCCAATCTCTAATGTCATTACTTAAATCAACCTCTTCTGCCGTCCAAAACGCCGCTTGATGTTGTTTATAATATTCCCAAATGTCATCGTGTTGAATAGGAAAGATGACGAATCTATTAGGATTCTCTACTAAAATTTTTTCCATAATTGTTTTTTTGTTTTGTATTAAGATTGTTGTTTTTGTTCTTCTTTTTGTTTTCGTTTCTCCATCAACTCTTTAACCCTATCTCTCTTTCTCTCCTCTTGTTGTTCTTCGAAACCTAAGAATGTTACTGAACTTTCAGTGTCTATTTCAAGTAGTTCGTTGTTAAATTTACAGTTTTCAAAAACTACCCCGTCCTTACCTAAACGTGACTTTGTAATCGCGATGGTTGCAAGGTTCATTTCTTTCTGTTGAAGTGTCTTAGCTACAGAGATGATTACGTGACCAACCTGAGCCTTTTTAATCGAGCCACCCATTTGGTCGGTCGTTACAACTTCAGCTGAAATTGAGGACCTATTA